ATGAAAAAACATGCTATTGCAGTAATGATGATCGCCGTATTTTCTGAGTCGGTTTATGCGGAGTCTACCTTATTTATTCCGGACGTCTCTCCTGATAGCGTCACGACATCCCTTTCCGTGGGAGTGTTAAATGGTAAATCCAGGGAGCTGGTTTATGATACCGACACCGGGCGGAAGATTAGTCAACTGGACTGGAAAATAAAAAATGTCGCCACGTTGCAGGGGGATTTATCATGGGAACCCTATTCGTTCATGACGCTGGACGCCCGCGGCTGGACGTCTTTGGCATCGGGATCGGGTCATATGGTTGACCATGACTGGATGAGCAGTGAGCAGCCAGGCTGGACCGATCGTTCAATTCATCCGGACACCAGCGCCAACTATGCTAATGAATACGATTTGAATGTGAAAGGTTGGTTATTGCAGGGCGATAACTACAAGGCGGGCGTGACAGCGGGCTATCAGGAAACCCGTTTTAGCTGGACGGCAAGAGGCGGGTCTTATATTTATGATAATGGTCGGTATATTGGTAATTTTCCTCATGGCGTGCGCGGCATAGGTTATAGCCAGCGTTTCGAAATGCCCTATATCGGGCTGGCGGGTGATTATCGTATTAATGACTTTGAGTGTAATGTACTGTTTAAATACAGCGACTGGGTAAATGCGCATGATAATGACGAACACTACATGCGCAAACTTACCTTCCGTGAAAAAACGGAAAATTCACGATATTATGGCGCTTCTATTGACGCCGGATATTATATTACCAGTAATGCAAAAATCTTTGCTGAGTTCGCTTACAGTAAATATGAAGAAGGTAAGGGCGGTACGCAAATCATAGATAAAACCAGCGGTGATACGGCGTATTTTGGTGGCGATGCCGCAGGTATAGCTAATAATAACTATACGGTTACCGCGGGGTTGCAGTACCGCTTCTAGACCACATCAGGATGTCATCGGTCATAACCGGCCGATGACGACTTTTTGCTGAACGTATGGCATGTCCGGTGATATTGCATAGGGGCAATAAAAGCAACATGAAAGGGGAACCGCTCGAAAGGTTATGCAGCAAGAAGAGAATGTCCTGGGTATCAATGGTGTCCCCTGCAGACACCTAATGAATGTCGTAAGTGCAGGGAATTTATGATGAATTACAGAAGTGAAGAATTTTATGCCCGCATTTATGCCCACAAAGGCAATTCATGAGACATTTTGAAGGGGTGAGAAGTAGCTGCGTTTCCAGTTTTGATAGTCGGCATAAACCCACCTGGATGCGCTGCCGATTTTGTGCGGGGAAGGCAATTTACCTTTCTTTATTTCTGAGTAAATGAACGTTTTACCCATGCCAGAATCCTCCATCATGAACTTTAAGTCAACAAGTGAGTCGTCGCGTAATTCGCGCATAGGTTTTATCTCCGGTTTGGGGAATCGAACTTGGAAGGAAGGGATATCTTGAGAAATGCACAGGCCTCATCGAGTGTGAGACTGTGTGATTCCATGGTTACTCCGATAAAAGAAATCCCCGCGAGTGCGAGGATTGTTATTTTTGCGGTGCTGAGAGTCGAGCTGCTGCGCTTCAGCATCTGTGGACTCTCCCCATAAGCAAACAAGCGCCACGAAGAGCGCTTGTTTTATCTTGCCGCATAAGATAGCTATGTGCTGAATGACATACGAACGTATAATCTTCACATGAGGTATGTTAAAAGCTATCGCATCATTGGAGCTTGAAGTTGTCGATATCATCTACAAATTCCAGATACCCATCTTCAACGCTTTTTAAAACAAGTAAATGCTTAATTCCCTCACTTAATGAGGTTGGCCTTTCAAGTACAAACTCGAACCCATCCTCGTAAATTTTTCCTAACCAATAACCACCGCCATATTCTTTAAGCCTTTGAAAGAAAACATATCCTCCAGGCTTGAAATAATTGAGTGTCTCGTCTCTATAAACGATTTGGTAGTTAGGTACTTTGCCACCCATTTTAGCCACCATGAATACTGTATTTTCATACAGTATAAATTAAAGCAAATGTTGGTCAATTTTGAAGGGTTAGATAATAACTTAACTCTGAAAACAAATTGTTTACGGCTTCTGCTATAGTTCAGTTTGATCAATAATCGCGAATGCTTTCGAACTGTCTTAACTCCTTATCAATCAGTCGCTTACTCTGCTGACGAGCTCGATGTTTACAGGTTCTCAATTCAGCATCATATCCGTTTCCTTTTCTGTAGCCTCGTGAGCGACACAACGAACAGGTACAACCATCAACCGAATAGAATTTCCCAAATGGTTGCATTACTTTTCCTCCTGCGGCGGTTCCGGCAGCGGCATCCAGTCGGTTACATTGCGGCTATGCGTTTCGAAGAACTCCTCACCATTGCGGACGACATCAAAAAACTCACCGTCTCGATATTGCGCATAAAGAACGAATGCGCCATCACATAAAATAATTACGTGCTGACCATCATCTGGCATTCGCTCACTACAGCTTATCCAACCACCCGGACTTACCGGAGAGTTGCCAGAAAGCTGGATGTACTTAACTCCCCAGGCATCTGACGGGTCATTGCGGCCCAACATAAACAGGGGGGCGTTCGGGTCGCGTTTGTCGTCACTGTTGTAATCACTACGCAACCAGCCGATTACCTGCAACTCATCACAATTACTTACAGGTTGGCTACCCTGAAGCAGGGCAGCGTGGCAGGCGTTCCAGATTTTCTGTGCTAGGAACTTATCGCCAATATTGTGCACCAGCAGACTGACAATTTGACCCGCCAGACCTGCTGGCATTTCCTCCGGCACTACCGGCGCCGGCGCTGCGGAGTAGAAATACGGCCTGATAGTCCACTTTTTATTCCAGAAATCTCGCGTTTTCTCCGCTTCTTCAAGCGTTGCAACACTACAGCCAACCCGTCCGCACTCTTTGATGACGTGGTATCCGGCTGGCTCTTGGTTATCAGCCTTGCGGCGTTCCTGTAGCTCGCTGGCGTACTCGTTAGCCTGGTTTTCTGCCTCGTACAACTGCGACTGCACGTCCTCAATCTCACCACGTAACGCCAGATAGTTACGGCGTAGTTCCTGTAGCTCGTCTATTTCATCCAGCAAGGACAGGACGATACTGAAACCGCATTTCCTTACAAAGTTAGCAAGCTGATCTTCTGCTCTTTCCATATCATCTAGCGCTGCCGGGCTATCTCGGTTTTCTTCATACCACGCCCTGGTGGATTGATAATTTTCTACGCACTTATCCAGCGCCGTTCGCCATTCTGGTAATTTGTTATTGGTAATAGTGGTCATGGGTTAGTCCTTCACAAAAATAATCCAGTGGGTTTTATCGTTCTTCCCGGTTCGCTGGCCAATAATTGGTTTTACGTCCGTCAGCGCCAAAATCTGGCTTACCGGAATCTGCGTTTCGTTCCATTTAAATATGAGTACGCCGTGTGGCCGCAGCACCCGAAACGCCTCTTTGAATCCGGCGCGGAGGTCAGAACGCCACGTTTTTTTATTCAGGCGCCCGTATTTTTTACCCATCCAGGCAGCCTGGCCCACACGCTCCAGATGTGGAGGATCAAACACCACAACCGGAAACGACGCATCAGCGAACGGCAGCGCACGGAAATCAGCAATCAAGTCAGGACTGATAACCAGGCGACGACCGTCGCACAGGGTATGCGTTTCGGCGCGGATATCAGCGAATACGCCGCGGGTGTCCTGTTTGTTGAACCAGAACATACGGGAGCCACAACACACGTCCAAAATGGTTTGCTGTGACATCACTCCCCCTCAACCTTGATGCCAGCAGCGCGTGGAACATTCACTTCCACGATGCGCACCGTTGGTTTGTACATCTCAATCGCTGTTAGCCAGTCAGCGCCAGTCATGTGCTTTTCTGCATCGCCGTTAGTCCACTGAACCGGTACGCCAATAGCTTTCATCGCGATTTCTATTTCCCCAGCGATGGCGCTTTTCCCACAACCAGTAAAACCAGATACAACGACAAGCACCTCACCTTTGGCTGGTTTTATTTCTCGCGCCTCCAGTTCTGCTATACGGCGTTCTGCGGCCTTGCGCTTGCGGAACTGAGCTTTGCGACTGGCTCTAAGGTTGCACTTAGCCAGTTCAGCCATGTGCAGTTGATGCTCAGCGATAGCCACTTCGTCAGGGAATTCTTTTTTCCATGCCTCATTCAGCAATTTGCAGCTGACAGGATTCATACTGAATCGCTCAACCATGAGGGATGCCAGTTCTTTTATTTTTGCTGTTACTGCCTGTTTGTCGATGTTGCTCATTGGGCAGTCTCCATTAGTTGCATTACGTGTCGCTTGTGCTCTTCGCTTTGCGGAACGCCAGTAAAGTTCACCACCATGAAATAAGCCAAGCGATCCTTGTACGTCACCTCATCCAGCACAACTGCTGGGAGTGGACGACGCCCAAATACCAATTGCTCCGCACGAGTCATGTCTCGCCAGTAAAGCGGACCATCAGCTAGGATGATTGGAATCTCATTGGTGATGAATTTTTTCAAAGTGGTGAGACGCTGCTTACCGTCAACAACTTCTATGTAAGGAAGTTCACGCGAACACCAGTCAGGTGCCTTTGCCAGCGCCACTGAGCCGATAGGAAAACCAGAAATAACTGCGTTTAAGAATGCCTGCTGCTCTTCATGCCCCCAGACATACCCGCGCTGATAATTGGCATCAAAATCAAGTTCACCGCCAATGATCCAGTGAATGTACATATAAACCGGGTACTCACCGGTGCGCGCGTCGAATACCTGAGCATTGCGAATTCGGTTGCTCATTGAGCTGCCTCCTCGCATTTGTGATTTTCTGGATCATCGGCTTTGAAATAACCGCCGCAGATTTTGCAGGGTATCGTCGGCACTTCGTCGTAATTTGAGGTTCCCGTAATCATGACTGCACTCCTTTGCGAAGCTCTGCGGCGAACTCGTTAAGTGATATGTAGCAATCTCCAAATGTTAACGAACCGCTCGACTGCATATGCTCCATAGCCATCTCCACACCCTGCGCACGTACTTCAGCCAGAAAAGCATCGGTGGCTGGGGTTTTGATTTCGTTAAGCTCATCACTGAATCCACCACGCTCCATACTTAGCTCTGCTTCGTAATCGGTATCGAATGCAGCGTCTTTGCAGAACTTCTTCATCACCGCATTCTCCGCTGCCATCGCCGCGCACTTGGCCTCAAGGTTATCAATCGTGATTCCAGCAGAACGACACTCCCGCAACGCCGTTTCTAGTTTTGATTCAAGTTCACCGAACTTACGGACAAGATATTCAGCGTTTGTTTCGTTAACCTTTAAATCTCGTGGGATGCATTTACCTTTCAGAAAACCATCCATCTCAATTAGTGACATTTGTTTCATTTCTTCCCACTCCGCAACATCGCATTCAGATATTTGTTTTCATTCACTGATGGGAAACTTTTTCTCGCCAGCATTTCTTCGCGTGGAATATCGTTAATGGGCTTGAAGCGGTGTAGAATAATCATTTCCGATGGAAGGATTCCGGGGTCGTAGGACAAACCTCTCATGATGAATTCCTCAGTTATTGCTGATAGCGCCGTAACGCGAACGGTAATTTTTAAGGCGCGGGTCTATTTCAATAAATTTGGTGTAAGTGGCTTTGCGGAATGGTCGGATGGATGTCTGGTAAATTCGCTCGCGTTCTTCTTTCTCTGCAAGCCATATACAATGGCGAAATTCCTTTTCCTCTTTCGTTTCCTGCGGTAGCGACATTATCAGGTCGTAGTTCTTTCTGAATTTTTCCAGCACCTCCGATACGGAATTGCCGGAACAGCGGCGCGGGTCATCCGCACCATACAAAGGCGCTGGCATGTTTTCACCTGGTGATTATTTAGCTAACTTTTTCCAGATTGCTGAAACGTATTTGGCTTGGTGAATGGCATCATCAAGCGCGTTGTGTCGAGTTCCTTCGAATGGCATATCTCGTTTAGGTTCGAACCCAATTGCCTTTCCAAGCTCGGCGATGGTTCGGACGTCGCGGTCATTCCACCACTGCCACGGCGCTTGGTGCCCGGCCAGAGCATAACTGTTTCGTAGAATCACACAGTCAAATGATGCACCATTTCCCCAAACCTGAACGAATTTAGGGTTGGCGTGCTTTGTGATAAAGTCTGATAACCATGTAAGAGCCGTTGAAAGCTCTTGAGTGTCACTGGTTAGCGATTTTCTGGCGTCTTCTCCCTGTTCCATCCACCATAAAATGGTGGAAGCATCAGGACGCGCCCGGTATCGCATTGATGACTCAAGTGAGACATTAACCGAGAAATCCCCTCCTGTTTCTCCCGTTTTCAGGTCAAAGAATACTGCACCAATCGAAATAACGGGCGCGTATGGCCCATTGCCCATTGTTTCAAGGTCAATCATTAAGTGATTCATGTAAGTCCTTAAATTGCGTGAATAGCGTGACGAGGGAAGGGGTGGGTTACTGGTGCAAAGGGTATATCATCATCAAAATCCATCGGTGGCTCGTTATGTTGTGTTGGTGATGATTGCTGCTGTGGTTTCTGTGACTGCCTGTCGGCTGCTTGTTGTTTGCTGTCGCCAGTGCCTCCAAGCATTTGCATCACACCATTAATTCCAACATTAATCTCAGTGGTGTAGCGGTCTTGCCCTGTCTGGTCTTGCCACTTTCTGGTTCTCAGCATTCCCTCGAAATAAACCTGATCACCTTTTTTCACATACTGCCCTACGACTTCAGCAAGTTTCCCGACTACGGCAACACGATGCCATTCAGTCTGCTCCTTTTGTTCGCCAGTCTGTTTATCTCGCCACTGCTCTGATGTAGCGACTGTCAGGTTAGCGAACGCCGTCCCTGATGGTGAATAACGAACCTCCGGGTCTTGTCCGACCCGGCCTAAGATGATCACCTTATTTACGCCTCTACTAGCCATTTATGCCGCCTGTTTTAGTTCGTTAACTCTGATGTTCATTACCTGAACGCATTTTGTCTGCGCATCATCGTGACCAGCCAATAATTGCCAGTCATGCTGATATCTCTCAATTAGCTTTTTCTTGTCAGTTTCTGTTGCTGCATAATCGCTGAAGTCTTTCAGGATTTGTTCGCAGTCAACCGATGGAGATTTCTGGTTGGTATTTTCTGGTGATGGTTGATTGCCTGATGCTGGCATGGCCCAGTTCGGCAGCGATGGAGGGAGCCAGTAAAATCCTGTTCCATCCTTCAGTTTGGCCCTGTGCCATCCTTGTTTCTTATCACTGGATATCTGCGCAAAACCTTCCTCAAGGTTATACAGATACCGACCAATTCCCCACTGAACGGCAGCACGCTTCATTGCGCCGGAGCGACCACCTTTGACGGCTTCTACCTGTGTGTTTTCAGCAGCATCCCATTTAGTTACCCATTCGGAATCAATCTTGATTGATATGCCGCATTCAACGCCACCGTTGTTGGGAATATCGCGGTATTCATTGCGCCATCCTGCTTTGCCGCAAACATCGTCCAGGCGTTTCATGATTGCCCTGTTTGTGACATAAGCCAGCACCAAAGCCCACACTTTGCCATCGCGTGTTTTACCGCTTTGCTGTATTCGCCACTCAATATCTTCAGCTGCGAACGGTTCATCTAACTGATCCAGATTCATGAGTAATACCCCGCAAATTCATCCCAGCTAATAACCGGATTCTGCCGTTCTGCTGCTAAGTTTATTTTCTGCTCCACTTCTTCCTCAATTTCAGGAGAAATAAGAGCAATAAATTCTTCATCATCAAAATCATGCAACATGACACGCCTCCCATTCTTCGTCCTGCCACTTATCCCAACCAAGAGCTATTCCGGCAGCCCATGTATACGCATCAGACATTCCCTGTTTTGTATCCGGAAATACTTTCTCATATAGCTTGTTGAACTCCCTGTTTCCTTGCTGAACAAGAATTGTTCCGTTAACAGGCGTAATGGTCATGGCGTGGTACTCCTGGCTGATTAAGAATTTCACCGAGACGTTTCCATCCGGTTCGTAATTTTCTGGTTATACGCTCTAAAAGTGATTCATTAAGTTGGGCGATACCCATGACGGCACCGCCCGCGATAGCAAATGTCATCGTGGGATTCTCCATTTTCATTTATTGGCATAGCTAAAACGCCTCGATATGAAGCGCTGTGGATATGCGATAAAACAGCCGCCCTGACTGCGAGCGGCAAATAACATCAAGGGATGATTTTTCGATTAACCAGAACGAGTCGTCGTCCTCGTTTGGTTACGAGCGATATTGCTCACAATGACCACTATTAAAATGGTCATTAGGTGCTTATTCGCTGACAAATTTGGTAAGACTTTCGTGTAGCGAAACCAAAATTTCATCATCAAACCCATCAAGTAATGCTTGTTCGATAAGTTTGATAATTTCTGATGCTTGCTCTTTATTTATTTCCATCACTCCTCCCCAAGAGCCTTGCTGATGGCTGAGCGAGCTTTTCTCTCAGCGTTTGAAATATCTTTAGAACTACCATTTGACCAGGAGTTGAGAAGCAATTGTAGCGCTTCCAATAACTCCGGAGCTGCTGCTATCAAGTGTGCATTGGCCTCACATTCAGCTACGCGATTTTCGTCATGGGTCATGATAAAACCAAGCTGCAACCCAGCTCTATCTTGCCTGCAAATGCGTACATCCTTTCCGCTCCAAGGACCTGGCGTACCTTTAAACTTTTTCATATTCACCTCTGTGTCTCGCTGCCAAAAATACGCTTACTCAGTTACTTCATCTGCATATTCTTTACTTGTTAACCAATCCGGGCGTTCACCTTTACCAATATAGAAGTCGATAATGTCCAGAAGACGTGGATAAAATTTAAGAGCTTTACGACCATCCATCTCAGCAATTTCCTGCTTACTATATTTTCTCCATTCCTCAACTGTGTGGTTCTGGCATCCTGCTCGTACATATTCACCGTTCGTTATACTTATGAAGTATTTCTCACCCAGGATTACGAAAGTTAGATCAGGCAGGTCGGCACCGCGCAGGTCGGCACCGCGCAGGTCGGCACCGCACAGGTTGGCACCGCGCAGGTCGGCACCGCGCAGGTCGGCACCGCACAGGTTGGCATCGCGCAGGTCGGCATCGCGCAGGTTGGCACCGCGCAGGTTGGCACCGCACAGGTTGGCACCGCACAGGTTGGCATCGCGCAGGTTGGCATCGCGCAGGTTGGCTCTCGATCCGCTCTCACGCATTGAGGTAATCCACACCTTGTGCTCTTCAAGAATCTTCGATAAATCTGCTGAATTCATGTTGTTATTCCTTAAATTTTGGCAATAAAAAAGGCCGCATTGCGACCTGATTAGATATTTGAAGTGAGATAAAAGAAGACCGACTATGTATCCTTTAGTTTTTCCAGTTCTCTTGCAATCATTGCCGTGGTTCTAATTGCCCATTTATCGACAATCTTTCCATCTTCTCTCACCAGATCCATTTCCTCAGGCTTCACCATGCATTCAGCATCAAGCTTGCAGCCTTTGCATTTCACAAAGCGACTACACCATTGGTTGGTATCAATAGTCGTAGTCATATGGATAGTCCTGGTATTGATTCATCACGTCCTGAGGGTGCTCATCGAATTCTTCAAATTCTTTTTCCATATCTCACCTCAAATAGTGGATTGCGGTAGTAAAGATTGTGCCTGTCTTTTAACCACGTCAGGCTCGGTGGTTCTCGTGTACCCCTACAGCGAGAAATCGGATAAACTCTATTCACCCCTACAGAAAGCAAAAAGAGAATCGCCGATGAACAACTCATGGTGGCAGGAACTAATGCATTTTTTCCTGCAAGGAATGACACTTAAACAATTGATTCATATGCTCATCATCCTGATTTTACTGATTGTCGTTATGCCGGTAAGTGTGAAAGAATGGGTAAACCTGCATAATCCAGAAATCCTTCCTCATTACTGGATGTATTACATCCTGCTGTTCTGTGTTAGCTATGTGCTGAACGGTGTTTTTAATTCCGTTTATCACGCTGTTACTGAAAGAATTGAGGCATTAACTGCTCAGCGGCGTAAGGTCAGAGAAGAAAAAGTCGTCCGGGATTTGTTTGATTCGTTAACTCCTGGCGAAAGAGCGTATTTGGCTTTCGCCGTAGCCGCCAATAATCAGCTAAAGACGGAAAAAGGAAGCCCTGAATCAATTTCTTTGCTCGAAAAAGGACTTATCACTCGCTTGCCTTCTGTTATTGGATATCCTGATATTGACCGTTTTGTTATCCCGGAAAAGTATTTTAATGAGTGCTACATGAGATTTGCCGGGAAGTCAGACATTCTTATGAATGAACTTATCGCACAGGACGAGCAGGCCAAAAAAATAACGACTTAACCGACAAATGTTTTACCTCGCTGTTATTTGTTTGCTCTTACGATGACCAGCCGCGTAAAGTGCTACGTCTGGCAAACATACACCGGTTTCTGGTGGCTTATGTCCAAACTCATTTGCGTACACAATTGCTGCCCGCTCCAGATTGCGTCTGTATTCTTCCAGTTGCCAGAATGCATCTTTCGCCATGAACTGAAGTGATTTTGCGTCTTCAATACGTTTTGGCGTTTCGTGTTTTCCTTTGGCCTGAATCTGCGCACGGCTAAGAGTAGGACGATGCAATACTTCTGAGCTTGCCGTTACCGCATTCTGAAGCGCTGCACGGCGTTCACGACGCCGACCTGATGCTGAGCCATTGAAAGCTGTTCTGCGTGTCATATAGACCTCCTGATGAACTTTGGTGATGCGATGCCAGATGCTTATCTTCTGGTTGCCTCGATGGACTGCAATTCATCGCATCCCAAAGCTCACTTTGGTCGTTCCGGCTTTTCAGCCGCGTAGATTCATCACTGAATCGTTGTATGTTCACCGTCCTGGTGAGTAGTGCGTCCTGCTGATGTGTTTATATTGAACCAATAGTACATAATATGCAAGAACTATTGGTACATTTTTATTGTAAATGCTTTGTTCTTTTAGTACTTTTTTGAAAAATAAATGAATTTATTTTTATAAACCCTCTATGCCATACTGTTCTGAACAAAAAATGAGCGAGGTATCAGTATGAAAAGCGAAGAGCTGGCGCAGTTGCGCTATCAGGAAATGTGCAGGATTGTGGGTGATGTCGTTTTTGCTATGGTTGCTGAGGGTCATGAGACCAAAAGAGTCGCTATAGCTGACGTGATAAGAACGGAGCTATCAAAGGGGCTGGATAAGTGGGATGTTGACCAGATTCAGGTTATGGAACTAGCGGTGAAGCTACTGGAAGAGTAGGTATCTGGGTGGTGACAAAGTGGCGGGCAAATGGATGAAATAGCGATGCGTTGGCATAATTATCAATGAGTTACGTTGACGGGCGAATGGTTGACGTAGGGATCGGCAGGAAAAGTAAACCCGGCGCGGTGGCCGGGTTACTTATGCAGCTAATTTTGGAAGCCATAAACTTCTGCTTTCGAATGGAAGAACTTGGCTTACGTCGTTGAACAGCAGTATCAGTTGCTGCATTTGCGAGCCGATAGATTCATTGTCAATAACTACGTATCGATTGTTAACAGCGTTGTTGGCCTGATAAAGATCCATCAGCTTTCCAAGCAATGAATATGCGCTGTTCCATGATCCACCTTCTTTAATGCTTGAGGTAAATATGTATTTGGGCATTGCGGTTTTAATGGTAACAGGTATGACAATATTGTGACCACTCATGCCACTGACTTCCTCTCGAAGGGACATTAAATTTGATAGTGAACTTTTTGAGATGAAATCAATCACTTCAGCTTCAAATCTTTTAGATTGGTTAGATGAATACCAATCGATGGACATAGCTGAAGCAAGAATACCAGCCCTAATAACATCTGATGTTACCTTTCCAAGCTCACCTTCATCATGAGCCCACTTAAGAATTTCGCCTCTTTCATTTAGCTCAGCGCCTTCTCGCGCGAGTGCCTGCCTGATCACATCAAGGCGACTTTGGTTAAGTGAAATTCCACGAGCCTCCATGTTCATAAGTGCGTCGCATCGATCAGTTACTTTGAAACTCCCATTAATATGCTGTACGAATGCGCCAACATGCTCCCCATCGTCACAATAGGGAAACGGACTGATTATTCTCAAGGACTCTTCACCTATGGGTAGGCATTCATAGCCGAGTCTGGAAATTATCGTTGAGCACATCATAGCAATGGAATTTGTCCCGAATCTTCTTGGGTCGGCAAAGGCAGTATTCCTTTGCATGTAACATTCAGTTTATAGCAGAAAAAGCGCCAGTGTCCTAACAAGTCATCCGGGGCTATCTTCTCGCGTATGATCAGACCTATTTCATACGGCAACGCTGATTCAAAGTAAAGGTGATAATGTGGGCCAAGAATGCTTTCAGCATAGTCAGGATGGCATACCCGGACTCTGTTAGTATGTCTATCATTTGGGTAAGAGTCCACACCAAAAATTCTTCGACCAAAGTAAAGCGCCACCATCTGAATTTTAGGGGAATCTCCGTATTCATCAGCTGGTCGCCACTGTAAAACAAACTTTAGGCCAGGCAAAGGTGAGCCATCCTCATAAGGTGTGATAGCCGTTTGTAACCACATCGGTGACCTGCCAGGTGGCGGCTTCTTACCCCATTTTATGCTGCTAACATCCACTATTTTCTTGGAGTTTATGACGCGATCAACATCCGACTGTAACAGAGGACTCTCGTTTTTCTTTGCCACTAGATATCCGTTTGCCTTTCTATGTTAGCCCATTGAATTAGTTAACAGAACCCAATCTTCTTGAATATCACCCAAACATCGCTTCAGTCCATCATCACCCAAATATCTCATCAGGCCACTGGCTTAATTATTACGCAACCATTCCCTTGCTTCTATGTCATCAATGTGTCGTGATTGCTTTAAAATTCCAGCCACATATTCCACTTTGGATACTTCATAATATGGCAATGTAATTGGACGGTGATCTTGATTGATGCTTGTAAACTGATACTCTCCGTCTCGATCGTAACCAAGTACCTTAATCATGTTATGACCTTCGATAGTTCTTACGAAAACCTCATCACCAGGACATACTTTCGTGTTTGGCTCTATAAGAACGTATTCACCAGATTTGATGCGTGGCCACATGCTGTCGCCTTTTACACGCAAACCAAAGGCTTCTGGGTCATCACTATATATTTTTAACCATCCATCACGTTCTTCAGTCATTTCTATAGCGCCATCAACGCCAAGAATAGCTTCTCCAACCACTCGAACAAGTCCCTTTCTCAACTGACCAACAAAAGTTAAAGATTGTGGATCTGTAGTTGTATTTTGCCTTACAGAACCATGCTGAAGCCAAACAACATCAACTTTTAAAAAATTTGCCAGAGCGTTCATTTTTTCCTGGCGTGGCAAAGACTCAGCATTAAACCATTTGCTGACACCTTTTGACGATACATCAAGGGCTCTAGCAATGGCTATTCCCCTACCATGTTCGTCTAACCCAGCTTCTTTACAGGCCTGCGCTAGCCGCTGGGCAAATTCCTGACGCACTTTTTCATTTTGAACCATGAGTTCGATAGTAAAGTAGTTGCAAAAACTTTCAGTTCAATCATAATATGTACTGAAAGTACAAAAAGGAGTAGCCAATGCAAAATCTTGATGAGCCGATTAAAGGTATCGGCATCCCGGAAGTTGCTAGGGCTTGCGGAGTTAGCGAAAGAGCAGTTTATAAATGGCTCAAAAATGGCTTCCTCCCTAAGACTGAATTTTTTGGGAAAACAAGATACGCCTCAAAAATTGAAGAAATTTCTGGGGGGAAGTTTCAGGCAGTTGATTTGCTTGAAATAAGTAAAAAAAATCTTTTATCAGCATAAGCTTTAATACCTCTTTTCACAACGGACATTCGTCCTACGTCGCTGAAAAGCGAACTCCAGATAACAAATCAACCACAGGTTTATGCGCCAGTGCGCATAGCCACAACTAACTATTAACTACAGGAATGTTCACATATGGAGCTCACAAGCACTCGCAAGAAAGCCAACGCAATTACCAGCAGCATCCTTAACCGGATAGCTATTCGTGGTCAGCGGAAAGTCGCTGATGCGTTAGGCGTTAACGAATCTCAAATTTCACGATGGAAAGGCGATTTCATTCCGAAGATTGGGATGTTATTGGCGGTTCTGGAGTGGGGTGTCGAGGATGAGGAGTTGGCAGAACTGGCAAAGAAAGTTGCGCATCTGCTGACAAAAGAAAAAGCCCCGAAGAACGGCGAATTCTTCGAGGCCTGATGTAGAAAGACTGGATCAATCCACAGGAGTAATTATGCCAAAACAACTCAGTCCTGACCAGGACAAATTACACAAAAACATACTACGTGATCGCTTCCTGTCCAGCTTCAAGCAGCCTGGTCGATTCCGGGCTGAGTTGGAAAAAGTGAAGCTAATACTGAAGAGGAAAGGTCATGAGTAACATATCCAATCTAGCCGAAGCCAGAGAGGCCAGAAGGCTCCAGAAGCCGCGTACAAATGGCGGTAAGGGGTTTGCCTTGATTCACCGCCAATTCATGGATAGCAAGCTATACAAGGATTCTCAGGCTGTGCATCTTTTCCTGCATCTGATACTGAAAGCCAATCACTCTCCGGCAGTCGTCAATACCGACATTGGTGAGATGTTGGTTGAGCGAGGACAGCTAATTACCGGACGGCCAAAACTGGTAAGTGAAACATTCATCCCGGATAACAAAGTAAAAAGTTTGCTTCGTTCTTTTGAAGGGAATGGAATGATTCGTATCGAGTCGAAAGGGAGAAAATTCAGCCTGATAACAGTGTTGAAATATGATGATTTTCAGGCTCCAAATTGTCCAACGGATGTCCAACGGATGTCCAACGCAAACACCAGTAATGACGCGGCTCACAGCAAATGTTGTCCAACGGATGTCCAACGATTGTCCATAAACAATAATATAAAT